TCAGGATCTCACCTGCGGAGGTGATATACACGGCCATCAAAGAGAGCAGCGCTTCGTTCGGCAAGCCGATGTCACACAGCATCAGGGCCATGCCGCAGCTGAACAGCGCTAACTTTTCGGTTGCGACGAACGGCATCCAATACTGCCACGCATCCACAACTTCGTCGAACGTCCACGTTCCAAGATCGAGAGCCGAGAAAGAGACTTCCTGGTGCTTCCATTGCGACTTGACACGGAACACCAGAGTCGTCCCTGGAACGACAGCCTCAACGAACTCAAGATGCTCTCTCAGGCGATAGAGACATGCCGGAATCTCGTAGCTCGGGAAGTGGCAGAAATCCTGCCACGCCATGATCGAGCCTGGCTGTAACGCGTGCCTGAGTTTGGTGAGCACGAAAGAGATCGCTGGAACTCTCTTCGGAGCGTCCGTGACCATCAGCGCAATGGGTTTGCCGTCCCACTGCATGTTCTCGATCTGGCCCGCGTGCGGCTCAACATACTCAATCAGCGGCCCAAGGTTTTCCCTGAACGATTGGAGGCACGGGCCAGTGGGGACTTTGTCCAACCCGTGCTTTTCGTAAAACGCTTTAACCTTGTCGATGTGACCGATCTTGGATTCAAACTTGTCGTAAACATGCGCCTTGGTATGGACGCCGCTGTCCCTGATCCCTGCCGCGATGTAGGCTGTCGAAGCGCCAAGCCATGCGCCGAGCTCGATGATCTCGCCTTTGCCCGCGGCCTCTTTCGTCAGGCGGTAGTAGCATTCGCGCTCGGCATCGGTGGTCATCGCCGGGATCGGCGGAACACCTGTTATGCTGCGGTCAAGCACGGATGCCTGCAAATCACTTCCCCTGCGAATTTATCGAGGCCCAGCACATGCGCCATCGCCAGCCGGTGGTTGCCCTGATTGCCGATGAACACTTCCCCGTCGCGTCCGATTAGAAGCTTCGGCAGAGCGCATTTGGCCTTGAAGCCATGGCATTTCAGCGATGCAAACATGCCGTCCACCCGACTGTAATATTGGGCGAGCAACGCTTCCATCGTCGGCTCGCCCCGGACTGTCTCGCCGCTTTCAAAGCGTCTCCTGTATGTGTCGGCGAACAGGTCCGTCTCTTCCCAGCGCTTGCCGTCCCGGTAGCGCTGGACAATGGCTCTGTGCTTTACGGCGTCCGCTAGAGGATAACGGCGGTCTAAATCCCAGTCGCCGTCAGCGTCACCTCTCAAATCATCGTGCGGTGAAATCTTGAAGCGGATCAGGGCCGGGTCGAGCCATTCAGGCACGTTTCCGCTTCGGCTCATTCCCAGAAAAGATTGGAACCGCTGGAACACTGAAATTATGAGCCATCATTGTCCAAACGCCGAACAGATAGGCTTCTGCGATCTTCTCATCCTGATCGCGAAGCAAACGCTCCTGCGTTTCGCGTGAGAAAAAATCCGGTTCCATCAACGCCCCCCTACCACAACCTCATCGCCCTCGCGAACTTCCTGCGTGATCCTGTAGCCGTGCCGTTTCAGCAGTTCGGTCATCCCCTCGCGAGAGGCGTAAAAATTATCGGCATTTGTCTCTTCGGATATGCCAGAACGCCAGCGCCGGGCTCTATTCCCGTTTCCACAAAGGATAACGGTTTTGACCGTCTCCGCAGCCTTGGAAAAAACTCTGTCCAGGTTGTCGCGGAGGTAATAGATTGACCTGACTGCGACCAATGTGTCGCAGTGCTCCAGAAGCGATAGATTGTCTTGGATTGTGCCGTTGACGAACCTCGGAGCGCTGAATTGCTTTTCACGTCCTAGCCATTCTGCATAGAGCTGGGAAGCAGCCTCGTGACGCTCTTCGCTCTTCTCCAAAGCGATCACTTGCTTGCCCATGCGCGCCATAAGCAGCGCGAGCACGCCTTCGGCCGATCCGATTTCCAGAATGCGTTCGCCGGTGATGAACGGCAACAGCCTCGTATATTTCTCGGGAACCTCGCCGCGTTTGATTGCGGACTCATTCTTGCGATAGGCAAGAGAGCCCGTCATTTCGCTCGGCGCGTTCTCTTGCGGGGCTTCGGAGCCTCTTCGACTGGTTCGGAAACTCTGGCCCTGGCGGGACGCTGATCGGTAATCTTGTTCAGCGCGGTAAAGAGGCGCGCAGACGGCGCGTCCAGCTCGACTGGATCGCCAGCCGACAACATCCGCGTGCCGTACCTGAACGAGCCCGTCGCATAATATTGCTTCGTAGCCATGCGCTCACTCCTTGGAAAACGGGGCGACCCTCGAAAGAGCCGCCCCTAAGTCGCTTAGGTGTTGGTTGCGCCACCCCATGCCGCGCCGGTCAGATAGACAGCGGCATTGGCCCGACGACGCGCCCAGTTCAGGATGCGCTCGCAACGGAACGCAACACTGTTGGTCTGGAACATCGACACGACCTGAGAAGTCGTCGGCGTGATCGAGTTGTGGTTGGCGTTGGCATCCGTGGTCATCAGCAACGAAGCCTCGCGGCTTACGTCGATCATGAACCCGCCTTCGTCAGCGAAGTAGATTTCGCTGGGCTGGAGAGCCACCACGACACCAGACGGCACGTTCTGCGACGTGATCACCTGAATGGCTTGGATGGTTCCTCCGTTCATGCTGACACTCGGAAATTCAGGCTGGCCGAGAGCATTCATCATGAACGATGCGCCCAGAGCCGTACCCGTCCGCATGATGAGGACAGGAGCCGTGCCTTCCATGTTGTTGTTGACGAACACCTGGAGCAAGTTGCGGATGTCCAGACGGATATCATCCGCATCACCAGTGCCGCTGGCAGCGATCGAAATCGCGCCGTTGGCAACCGATGCCGGCTTTACGTTGGCAGAGCCGCCGTTTGTCGGATCGATGAACGCAACGTCGATCAACTCAACGAGGGCATTCCTGAGCTCGTCGCGAACCAACGCCTCGGCCGATGCCGCTGAGCTCATTAGAAGCTCTTCGGTCAGGACCGCGATGTTGGCGCACTTCAGAGGCTCAAGAAATGTCTTGTCGAAGTTAAACGAGGTCAGGGGCTTGGCAAGACCCTCGCCGACCCAGTAACCGGCGCCGCCGCTGGTCGAGCTGCCAAGGGCAGTCCGGAACGGGATTTGGCGCAAACCGGGAATCCGCCCAACGATGGTGGCTGGACGAAGATACTCGGCGAAGTCGGCAAACGCGCCGCCTTCATCCAGAACGAGATCCGCCGCCCACGACCCGGCAAGAGTCGAGCCGGCAACAACGTTGCTCTTCTCGTAGCCCTGCCATTCGAGACGGTTCTGGCCGCGCTCGTACATGCGCTTGAGGGCGCCACTGGCATTGCTGTCCTCGCCATAACGCGCTTCGGCAATGCGAACCGCACGGCCCATGTCGCCATTGGCCTGGCCGAGAGCCTTGACGAGACGGGAGAACTCGATTCCCGGCTCAAGCTTCGGCTGCGATTTGACGATAACCCTGCCTTCGCGGTTCTCGGAGCCCTCTTTTGAGCTGCCGCCCTGAACCGGAACAGCCTTCGCAGCCGCCATCTTCTCCATCGAGCGGAGACGGTCGAGATGCTTGTCGATGGCGTCGAGGTCGGCCTTGTTGCCGTCGAACGTCTCTTCCTGCTCGGCGTCGAGCGTGGAGCCGTCATCGGCCGCCTTCTGCATGATCGCTTCATTCGCAGCGACCAGGCTCGCGCGCTTCTCTTCGAACGCGCGGATTTGCTCAGCAATATCTGCCATGTTGAGTTCCTTCTGGCCCCCGAAGGGGCACTGGGACGCGACGCCTCACGGCGTGGCTTTCCGGTGGGTCAGGTGCGCTTGATCTCGCGCACGACGAATGGAGCCCGGTCGCGGGCTGGTGCCAGCTTCACCACACGGACGGATTTGCCTGGCGCGGCTTCATCCGTGGGCTGGGCTGGGATTTCAGGGTCCGGAACGCCGGCTTCGTGTCGAGCGGCAGCGTCCAGGCTTTTGATGGTGGTGATAAGGGCGTCGGAGTTCGCGGGAATCGTTACCGCTGAAAGCTCGTACACCTCAGTCTCGTTGTAACGGATGCCTCCGTTGTCCATGAAGGCATATTCGATTGGGCGGAAACCGATGCTGACCGCCTTGACCAAGCCGAGCTTGATCGACTGCCACGCTTCGTCCAGCCGGTCCTTGAGAGTTCCCGGCTCATTCGTGGATGCAATCTTAGCCTCGAAGTCGATGCCGTCCTTCTTAGGCTTCTCAAATTTTACCGTCCCAATGGGCTGGTCATGCCTATGCTGCCACAGAAAGGGCATCGGGTTCTCGAACTTGACGCCGAGCGGATCGATGATGTCGCCAACGCGATCGACAGAAGGAGTCGTGGCGACGCCGCTGATAATGCGCTTATCTTCATCGACTGATTTGATCGTGAGAACGGAATAGGCGCGATTTTGCATCGGAGCCTCCTAAATAATCATCATCTCATAAGCTGCTGGCGCCTCAACGACATCGGGAGCAATCCCGAACGCCATCGCTAGCGCCACCATCCCATCGATCCGGGTTGCCGACTTCGCCTTGTTGAGCTTTCGCCCTCCAGCTGGATCTGTCGTCACTACTGCGTTAGCCGCGCACATCGTCAGGACAGGATGATTGCCGTGCCTTACTTTTCCAGCAAGCAAAGCCGATTCCGTGTCTCTCAAAGCTGGGCTCATCGACTGGAAGCCCTGCCCGAACTCGACGAATATCGCTTCTATCTGATCTTCGCTAAAACTCGCTTTCAGAAGCCAGGGGCGAAGGTGCTTCATGCCCCAGCGGTCGAAAGCGATCTTGATCCTGAAATTGCGTGTCGCGCAGTGTTCGTAAATCCACCTCGCGACGAACTCATATTCAACGGCTCGGCCAGGAGTTGTCTTGAGATAACCGTCAGCGTGCCACACATCGTAAGGCACGCGATCGGTTCGTGACTTCTCTCTCAGCCCCTCGCCGGGAAGCCAGAAAGTCGGTTTTACCTCCCACGCGTCCTTGATCCAGCAAATCGGAACGAACGCCGTAAGATCCGCCGTGGCCGAAAGGTCGAGGCCGGCGAACTCTTCGCCTTCCCAATCCTCGGAAACTTCCCCACCGCACGACTGCCAGACCGACTTAGAAATGAACGGTGAGTTCATCTCGACGCGCTGGTTCAGGATCAAATTGCGGTATTCAGGTTCGCGCGAAGGCATCCGCATGGCGTCCTGCGCCATTGCCAACACCTCCTTGGCGTTCAGGAAATCCCCGAATGCCGGATTGGCCTTTCTGATTGTCTTCTCTGAAAACGGCTCGTCAGTCGGATCTGCCGTGTAAAGCGAAAGAACCACTCTCGGATCATCACCGGCCAGAGCATCGTCGATCAGGATGGAGAGAAGATCCCCATCCGTAGGGGCTTGGGTGGAAATAATGATCGAAAGCGGACTCTCGTGCGCTCCAACCGCAGTCTCAAGAGCATCGTATAATTCCGACCTCGGGCCTTTGACCTGGCCGAGCTCGTCATGAACGATGAAAGCCGGCGACAATCCGTAAGCCGTAGAAGCTTCAGCAGACAGCGCCTTGTAAAGAGTACCCAGCTCCGGACAGAAAAGCTCCTTGATCGTGTCCCTTATGACAATGACTGGATTCAATGTCGGAGACAGTCGAACTACCTTGGCCGCAAGCTTGAACAGGATCGCTGCCTGGTCCTTGGACTGGGCCGCGCTGTTGAGCTGAGAGTTTGGCCTCGCTTCTGGTCCGGCAGTGTGAAGCAGGAGCAGGAAGGCGGCCAAGGTAGTCTTTGCGTTCTTTCTCCCGAAGGAGATTATTGCTCGTCTGGTCCCATGTGGGTTGTCGTAAATCTTGCGGATCTCGGCTCGCTGCCATTCTCTGAGAATGACGGCCTTACCAACGTGTTGCCCTTCG